GAGCGGCAACACCTACAAGCTCGCCGGTGTTTCGGGCGGGGCTGCCCTCGACTTCACGACCGACATCACCGACGCGACGTTCAAGGAGATCACCGAGATCTCCGGAGGCTCACCCGCCTATGCCCGGAAAGCCATCGCCTGGGGCGCGGCTGCGCTCGGCCTCATGGACGACTCGACCAACGGAGCGGCGTTCGATGTCCCGGCCGGGGGCGTTGTGGATTTCGTCGGCTACCACTCGGCCGTGACGGCCGGGACGCTCTACGGTGTAGACGACCTGACGCAAGAGACATTCACTGGACAGGGAGTTTACACGCTCACCGATGCGAAACTCAACCTGAACGCGTAAGGGGAGGACATCATGGGACAGTTCGCATTTGTCGATGGCGAGGTCGAGGTCCTTGCCGTTCCGGGGTTTTCTCTCACGCTTACTCCGAGCCGCGTGGAGGTTCATGCAAAAGATATGGACATGGTTGCGCGGTTCAAAGTCGGCGTTGTGAGGGATGCGGGCTATGACAAGCCCGTCTACCTTCTCGTGGCCGGAACCTCTATCGGAGAGTTTTATTTCCAGGGAGTACCGATCACGGTTCCTGGGAAGGACTATGCCCTGGTCAACTCAGGCATCAACGAGGTTGACCTGGAGATGGACATGACCGAGATGGCGCCTATCAAGATTCCGTTCTCGGTTTCGGGGTTCGAGGACGCACCGGAGGCCTGAGAAGCGATGACCGAAACGCTCGGAGAGTTGGCCCGGATGGCAGGGCCGAGGACTACCCTAGCCCCGGCAGATTTCGACGCGATATGCGTCAGCCTGGGGCTGAGGTCCGTCCCGCAATCGCGCCACATGTTCGGCGGCGACTGCCCGATCTGTCGCGGTCACCTGTGCTTCTTCGTCTGGCTCGATTCCCGGCCCATCCGGGTCGTCTGCTACGAGTGTGGCTTGGACCTGAGCGTTCACAGAAACAAAGCCCGGCGGAAGAACGGGAGTCCGGGAAAGGTGGAGGCATAGATGCCCCTGAACTGGCCGCCCGCAACAGCGCCCGCGTGGCCGCCGCCGGAGATAGGGACAAGTCTGGAGTGTTCCGATCTTAGAACCTTAGTCGGGATTCTTTTGGCGGCGGGGTTCACCCACGCCGCGCCGACGAGCGCCGAGAATACGGCCTATTTCAACGCGGCCCGGTGTGACCACGGGGACCGGGTGACGGGCCGGATGCTCGTTTCGCCGTCCGGCATCCGCTACCCCTTCGCCGTCTGCCGGGATGCCGTCCACCGGGACGTGCTGGTACTCTGGCCGCCCTACTATTGCGGATTTGACAGCGCGAACTACACCTGGACGTGAGATAGATGACGCCAGTCTATGTCGAGGGATTCGAGCACGGGGTCATCTCCGCGAGCGGCGGCGGACTGTTCTCCGCTGTTACCAATGCGCCGACAGCGGATGCGACTATCAAACGGACCGGCGGCTATTCGATGCGGTGCTACAAGACGGCTGCGGCGGCGTGCTTTGTCTCTTTGCCCACTCAGCCCGCCTCGCAGACCTACGAGGTCGGGCGGTTCTACGTCAGGGTAGATGCGGCTCCGTCGGCGGCAACCGGGCTTTTACGGTGGGACACGGCCGGAGCCGTATCGTTTTATATCGGGCTCTCAACGGCGCGGGTTATAAATGCCTCCATCGTCGGCGGCACTCAGCAGAACGGACCGACTCTGGAACTCAATACATGGTATCGAATCGACTTCCGGCTCTATTGCGGAGGCGCGACGTATACGATTGATTGGCAGGTGGAGGGCTCGGCGCAGACCCAGGCCACGCTCGGTTCTCAGGCGGCCTCGACCTTCAGCACCACGACAACCCGGGTTGGCTCCTCGTCGTCCTGCACGCACGACTTCTATTTTGATGATGTAGTTATCAGCAATACGACCGGCGACTACCCCATCGGGCCGGGCGGGGTCGTTGGCCTCTCACCGAACGCGGCGGGGGCGTCGAACCTCAGCACGGGAATCGAGGATAATGGCTCCGTCGATGTCGATGATACTACCAATCCCGCGAACATCGAACTCGACGACGTGCCTTTCAACGGGGCCGATTACATCAAGCAGGTAGGCGTGGCATCGACGAATTATGCCGCCGTCGCTTTCGCCGACACCGCGGAGACGACGATTCACGGGGCGCAGGCTTTCCTTGCCTACACCTCGGCGGCGGCCTCCCCGGCCAACTCCGCCTCGGCGAAAATCTACGACGAGGACGGGGTAGAAACAGACATCTTCACCGGCGATATGTCGGAATCCTCGGCCTTCTACAAGTCGGCCATCTGTAGGACGCCGACGGGCGGGTGGGACACGGCGGCGGTCAACGCCCTCCAGGGCCGGGTCGGATACGCCACCGACTACGCCCCCGTACCGTATTGGCAGTGCTTGATGATTCAGGTGGCCTACGGGACGGGCGGGGAATCGCACTCCGGCTCATCCTCCGTCTCGGGCGGCGGGGCCATCGAGGCCACGGGCACCAAGGGCGGCAAGGGCTCGTCCACGATTTCGGCTCTCGGCGCTATCGCCACCCTCGGCTTCGCGGCGATGTTCGGACTGTCCTCAATCTCCGGGGGCGGCGCAATCGCAACGACGGGGCAGAAATCCGCAACCGGAATCTCGTCCATCTCCGCCGGCGGGGAAATTGTCGCCACGGGCGGAAGGACGATATTCGGTTCGTCCTCGGTATCCGGCGGGGGCGTGATTGTCGCCACGGGGCTGAAAGACGCCCGGGCTCCGACATCCATCGCGGGCGGGGGCGCACTCGCGGGCGCGGGAACGAAATCCACGACGGGCACATCCGAAATATCGGCCGGGCCCGGCGCGGAGGCGACCGGAACGAAAACGGCTCTCGGCGTCTCCGTAGTTTCCGGCGGCGGGGCTATTGAGTCATCGGGCACATCCGAGGAAGCCGAGGAGTATAGCGGGGCGAGCGAAGTTTACGGCGGCGGCGCAGTCGTCAGCCTCGGCGAAAAGAACGGCAAGGGGACAAGCCTTGTCTCGGGCGCGGGTGCGCAGGAAGCGACAGGCCGGAAATCCACGACCGGGGCGAGCGTTGTTTCGAACGGCGGGGCCATTCTCGCCCTCGGCTCGAAATCGGCGCTGGGAGCATCGGAGGTTACGGGCGGGGGTGCGATAACAAGCGAAGGCCATCAAGTCACCTTCGAGGAACATTCGGGGGCCTCCATAGTTTCCGGCGGCGGAGTCATCGAGTCCTACGGGGTCAAGGGGATTTGGCAGACGGATGCGATTCTGCCCACCCCCTCGGGGCGCACAGTCACGGCCGAGGACAGCAAGCGGACGGTTGCGGCCAACTCGTCGGGGCGCACAGTCACGGTCAACCGGAGGAGAACATGGAACTGACAGGCGAATGGACGATCCCGGTCGGCGCGAAGTGGTACCTCGGCGTCAAGTTTCACGGCGACGATCTGCCGACGGGCGTTACCGTCAGCTCCGCCACGAAGGCCGTTACCCCAGCGGTGGGCCTTACCGTCGACGATCCTGTCGTGGACAGCGACGCGAAGGGCGTTACCTTTGGTGCCACGGCGGTCACGGCCGGGAATTACAGCATCCTCGTCACCGTGACGCTCTCGAACGGTGGAAAGAATATCGCCCTCGGCAACGTCGCGGTCGTGCTTGCCTCCGACCGGACAACGCTGGCCGCGAACGCGCTCATCACCGTCGCCGATTTCCGGGGCTATGTCCCCGATGCCATCGGCGTCACGAAGAACGTCATCGAGACGATCATCAACGGCGTCTCGCAGGAGTTCGACCGCTTCATTGGATTCGTCTTGAAGCAGGCGACATACGCGAGCTTGTATCTCGATGGGAATGGCGAAAAATATCTGCCGCTTCCCGGCTATCCGGCGGCCTCCCTCGGCACGGTCACCGAAGACGGGACGCTACTCACAGAAGGCCTGGATGATGATTTCGTTCTCTACACCTCCGACTTCGACGCCTATCTCCGCAAGATCGACGGGGTGTGGCTCGAAGGCCCGAAAACGGAACTCCTCTCGACCATCAAGCTCGGCTTTGCGACGATCCCCGGGGATCTCGTCTTGGCCTGCCTCAAGCAGTGCGCTTGGGAATACCAGCGGACGAAGCTCAGCGAATGGGGCGAAACGTCCCGGTCAACGGCGGGCGGCGGGAGCGTGAGCCTAGTCGAACCCGGACTCCTGCCCGATGTCGAGGCCGTGTTGAAACGATATCGACGATGTGGACTTTGATATGGAAATAAAGATTGACCTCAGTGGCGCGCTGGCTAAGACGATGGCCCTCTCGAAGACGCCGCAGGCCGCCCGGAAGTGTTTGCAAAAGTGGGGGAGCAAAACGGTGCTTGTCCTCAAACGGTCCGCCGCCGGGATGAAGGGCTCGAGGGGCCGGAAAACAGGCCAGCTCGCCCGGGCCGTGGGGATGAAGATGGCGGGGAATGTTCTCACGGTGGGAACGAACGTCCAGAAGCAAACCGATGTCAAGTACGCGAAGATCCAGGACGAGGGCGGGGACATAGTGCCGCGCACGAAGAAGTTCCTGACCATCCCCTTCCCCGGCGTCAAGGGCCGGGCGACGGATTACATGGGGCAATCGTTCTTCATCACCTCGAAGGCCGGGAATCTCCTCCTCTGCATGAAAAGCGGCAAGGGTGGCCTCAAGCCCCTTTTCTTCCTGACGAAGCACGTCCGAATCCAGCCCTCTTACTGGTTCTCCCGCCCGATGTTCGAACAGTTGCCCGAACTTGAGCGCTACATGGACCCCGACTTCATCTACCAGGTCGCGGAGAATATGGCCGGGGTCGCGGGAGGTGCTGCATGAGCTTCCCGTCAGCCGAACCTAAGCGCCTCCTCATCATCGAGCGGGTCGTCACAGTGCTCAAGGCCATGCGCCAGGGAGAAGGCTACTGGTATACGGCCGCCGAGGTCGTCAAGCAAGTCGTCCACGAGCGCGAGGTTTTGAATTTCCCCTTCTACATGGTCGAGTACGAATCATCGCCGGGGCCTCCTAAGTCCATGATAAATCACGGGTTTACAGAGGACTTGAGTATCATCATCAAGGGGGCCTGTGACCACGAGGGCGGGGACACGACGACGAAGCTCGAACGATGTATCCGCGACGTGAGGACAGCCATAGACGCGGACACGTCGAGCGGCGTTGCCGGATCGCTTGGGGCATTGGGCGTCATCGTCAGCGTCGATGCGTTGGAGATCGAGCACGACGAGAAGTACGGTTATTTTAATCAGAAATTCATCGCCCACGTTCGGGGCGTTTGGACGAATCTATAACAGGGGCCAACCCCAGGAGGTAACATCATGGCTCTTGAAACCTACCCCAGTCAGCGCTTTTATAAGTGCGGGGCGAAACAAACGACCTGGCCCACAGAGGTCGCACTCACGGCAGGCAGTGAAATGCTCGTCACGAAAGACGGCGACCCGGCGCTCAAGCAGGCCTACAAAGCCTATCTCGCCATCGGGCGCGTCATGCCCACGGGCGGGCGCTTGGGCGCGAAGGACGCCGTGGACTTCCCGCCCGAGTTCGACATGAACTACCTGCCGGGCTCAATCGGCTCGCTCATCGGCGGGCTCTTCGGTACGACCGGGCTCCCGGACCCGCTCTTCGTCGTGAGCGCGGCCAACAACAAGGTGGACTTCGACGAGGGTGCGGCGGAACTTACGGGCACGGTCGCCAGCGCGTCCTACACCGCGACGACCCTGTGCGCGGCCATCAAAGCGGCCCTCGATGACGCCGGGGCGCTCACCTACACGGTGACCTTCAGCGCGACAACCAAGAAGTTCACCATCGCCGCCGCTACGCAGTTCTCGCTCCATTGGAACACAGGCACGAACAAGGCGGTCGATATCTCGACGATGTGCGGCTACTCCGACCTGGCCGACGACGCGGGCGCGATTACCTACACGGCGGACACCGTGGCCATCGGCGTCGCCTACGTCCACACCTTCCAGTGGGCGAACGAAGCAAGCCCGGCCTTCACCTTCGCCACGACCCGGCCCGGAGCGGTCTGGGTTGTCCCGGCCTGTATCCCGATGAAACTCGCTTTCTCCGTCGCCGACGGGCTCCTCCACGGCGCAATCACCCTTCGCGGGAACGACCTCATCGCAACGTCTGTGCTCAATACAGACACAGTGATGAATACCACCATCACGCCGGAGGCCGAGGCGGACCTCGATTTCGTCAACTTCCAGGAAGGCGTCATGTGGATGAATACCCAGGCCGGGGATGCGCTCGATTCGGGGGATGCCGTCGAACTGAGCGACCTCAACGCGGACTTCGAGCGGGCGATGGATGCCAAGATCGTTATGGGAGCCTCCCAAATCGCCCAGCCGAAAGAAGGCAACTTCAATATCGGGCTCAAGGTCCGGTTCCCCAGCGCCAGTTCAGGCAACGTCGCCTATCTCGCCTCGTTCATCGCCATGACCGCGCTCAAGATGCTCATGACCTTCACCGGGCGCGTCATCGCCGGGACGCACGCCTATGGCCTGTCCCTCTATTACCCCCGGCTCAAGTTCACCGGACCCCCGGACGTGAAGCTCGCCGACATCATGGATGCGGGCGCGGAGTTCATCGCGGAAGCGGCGGCGACAGCGCCGAATGGCATGAGTTATGTGCGGCCGTACCTTACCCTGACAAATACTCGCGCCACGGCCTACACGACATAAGAGGAGAATCATGGGAGACATCAAGAAATTACGACCCCTCTCGGAATGGTTGGAGTTCGAGCTCCAAGATCCCCCGGCGTGGCTCGACGGCGCGGCGGTGAAATTCAGGGTCCGGCCCGTCTCCGGGATTTCCGGCTTTAATGTTAAAGCCGAGGACCGCGCTCCGTCGGCCGCCTTCGCCGCGATGGTCGTCGATGCTATCGAGGAATGGGGGTTCACGAGCGACGGGAAACCCCTGCCCTGCACGACGGAGACAAAGCAGGAGTATGCGGGAAACCTCCGCGTCCTTCTCGGCTCGCAGTTGAAAGACAAGAAGGGACTCCTCGGCATCGAGCTTGCGGCATTCGCGGCGGACCCGGAGAACTTCCTAAAAAACTGACACGCCACCTCGTTCTGTATGGCGATCTCTGGCGCAAGATACTGAGGCCGGAGAGACATAAGCACGGGGTGGCCGAGAGGGCGAAATGCGCCAACTGTCGGCTGGAGGATTCCGCCGACGGGATGACCGAGTTCGAGGCGGGGTGTTTGGAGTGGTACATGAACTCGATGACGCCGGGAACGATTAAAGCGGGTGTCGTCGTCCGGCTCTGGCCGCGCCTCGCGGGGGATGCGGCGACACTTTTCCTCAAAGCGTTCAATCGCATCTACGCCACATTTGCACGGAAAGAAGCCGAGGAATTTCGGGACAAGGCGGGTAAGTGATGGCCGATGTAAAAATCACTGTCACCCTCGACGGCAAGGCCGCGACAGAGGCGGCCAAGCGCCTCGATGACGAGGTGCGGAAACTCGGCGCGGGGGCCGGGACCACTGGGAGAGAAACGGGCTTCTTGGGCCAGAAAATCACAGGTCTTATTCCTTCATTCACCGCCGCGTCGATTGCGGCCGATGTCATTCGGGGCGGATTCCGTTTCCTGAAAAATGAGGTCAAGGAAACGATTGGGGCCGCTATCGAAGCGGAGAAGGCCAACAAGGGCCTAGACGCTGCCCTCGAAATCACGGGGAGAGGTGCCGCTAAACTCGGCGACCACTTCAAGGACTATGCCGATAAACTGATGAAGGTCACGGTCTACGATGACGATGCCATCAAGTCCGCCCAAGCGCTCATGCTCACCCTCGCTCGTCTCGACCGGGACGGAATGGATCAAGCGACCCGTGGTGCCATCGGCCTCGCCTCGACGATGGGGATGGACCTCCAATCGGCGGCGAGCCTCGTGGGAAAAGCAATGGCGGGCAACATCGGGGTCTTGGGACGATACGGCATCACGGTCAATGAGACGTTGCCGCTCGAGGAGAAACGGGCGGCATTGCTCGAAAAGCTCGAGATCCTATTCGGCCGGGCGACGGCTGAGACGAAGACTTTCGGCGGCCAGCTATCACAACTCAAAAACCGCTGGGGCGAGGTCCAAGAGGCTGCTGGCGGATTCATAACAAGTCAGGCCGGGGTCATCGAGCTTTTGAACAAGGCCTCCCAGACAATTCTCGACTATCTGACGATGGACGAGATGCTGGCGAAGGCCACGGGCCGACAGGTAGAAAACGAGAACCGACTTGCTGATAGACTCGGGAAGGCCGCCGCCGCTGCCGGTTGGCAACACGGCGCGATGTCTAAGCTCATTGAGATGTACGGCGGCATCACCCCGGCTCTTATCAAGGCAATCGCCCATGAAGAATACGGGGTCAAAATAAAGAACGCCTATGTCCAAGCCCTCCGGGATGAGCGATTGGCATGGGAGAAAACCGCCGCCGGGAGGAAGGCGGCCGAGCGGGGCAACGTTGAACTGGCAACAACCTACAAGCTCCTCGATACCGCGATGGAAGCGATGCCCTGGGGCAAACATCGCGCCGAGTATCAGGCCCTTTTGGATTATCTTTACCCCGTCGAAAAGGTCATCGAGGGGATTCTCCCACCGGTCACGCAGCTGACTAAGAAAATTATCGAACAAGCACGGGCTCTCGGACTCATGCCCAAGGCGAGTCCTTGGGTCAAGATGCAGGAGGACGTTCAGAGATACACTGCCACCGCCGGGGCCGCGCTCGGTGCGCTGGATTTAGTCATCCAGCAAGGCACGGCGAATCGGATGATCGCCCTCGACAACGAATACAGCAAGCGGCTCACCCTGATTAATTCCAGCGTCACCGACGAGGACGCCCGGCAACAGGCCATCGCCAAGCTCGATGATGAATTCGCGGCGAAACGGAAGAAGGCCGCGCATGCATTGGGCCTCAGCACGAAGGCCATCGCAATCTCTAACGCCATCATCAGTACCCACGAAGCGGCGGCGAAAGCGATGGCCCAAGGCGGATTTATCCTCGGTATCCCTTGGGCCGCAATCATCCAAGCCTTGGGCTGGATTCAAGTCGGC